CAGGCTGACCCGATCCGGTGTGTGCAGTTCCCCCCATCCCTCGACCACGCCCAGGAACTCCTCAAACGGCGCAGGTTGGGGCAAGTCCTCCACGATGACGCGGGATCCAGCCTTCAGGCCCAGGACTGATGTGCGCTGCCCGGCCGTCAACTGGTCCAGAAGGACCTCGACCTTGCCGATCTGATACCGGGAATCGGCCTGAGCGGTCAGGATCTGACTGGCGCGTCGGTTGGCGTGGCTCGACTGGTCCAGGTTGGTTTCCAGCTGGATAGCGTTGCGGCCGTATGCCGTGATGCTGCCGCTATCCGTCTGGTTGATCGTGGCCTGGGGGTCGCTGGTGCCGTACGCGATGGTCACGTCATTGATGATGGTTGATGCCGTCATCGTCCACTCGGGTGCCCACACCACGGCCGCCGACGGCAGCGTGACCGGCGTCGGTGCCACCGATGTCGCGCCGTACTGCTCCGACCATTTGCCGAGCGCGTTTCCCCAGGTCGTGGTGCCCATATCGGCCCATGTGGCCGTCGAGTAGTCATACCCGCGCCTGGTGTACGACTCGAACCAGATCTGGCCATCCGGGGTGTCGTACAGGGTGGCGCCGGTCCACTCGCAGATCTCATCCAGAAGATCACGGACAACCGTGGGTCCTGGTGCGTAGGCGATTAGGTCAAGTTCAGGATCCGCCTCAGCGGTGTAGGTCAGTCCGGTGCCGGTCAGGATCGCGTCGACCCTGGCCTGCACCGATTGAGCCGAGAAACTGCCGGCATCGACGTATTTGGCCAACAGTCGCAGGTTTCCCATGGCGATGATGCTGACCCCGCAGATCGGCACACCGTCAAGGCTATAGCCGTGCTCCACAGTGATATCGGTGATCCGGCCGGTGAACCTGGTTGTGGAGTATGACTGCACCACCACGGTTTCGTTCACGTCGAAATCAATGGCCGTCGCGCCATCCACGTAGATCAACATTTCGCAGCTCGAGGAATCCGGCGAGTCGTCGATCCGATCCCGGCCGTGGTAGATGGCCACGGAGTAGTCAATGTCGCCCAACGGAATGGTGGTCCCGCCGATCACCACGGACGTGACGCTCATCCCAGCAACCTGACCTTGCCGGACGTGCGTAGCGCCTGGCTGGCTGTGGCTTTGGCCAAGCCGCTCACCGGGGCCACGACTGTTGGTGTGCGCGCCGACGACACGGGCGCCGGTCCCAGGGTTGTGCTGGCGAAGTTGCCGCCACCTGGGGCGACTGGTGGGCCTCCTCGTGATGTTCCACCCGGTGCGAACGGTGCGGTCGTGGCGTTGGCGCCCATAAGGGCGTTCAGCTCGCGTAGCGCGTCGGCGAGGATGCGGATGGGGCCACGGGTCAATAGATCCAGTGCCGTGCCCAGCCCTGGGATGCTGTCCTTCCAATCGTTCATCGCTTTCATGACTGTTTGCACATTGATGGTGATGACGGCCAGGTCAGCCAGCAGTAGCCCTAGGTTTTTGCCCAGATCCTGGAAGGTGGGCTCCAGATCTCGCATGGTTTGCCCAAGTGAATCGTCCCCGTTCAGTTTGTCCATTGCGGTTTGGATTCCCTCGAGGAATCCGGTGCCGAAAGCTTCCTGCAGTTCACCGGCGCCGATTTTGAGCCGGTCGATTTTGCCTTTAAACGATTCGGCCTGCTGCGATGCCGTACCACCGAACAGTTTCTGAAGCTGGTCGGTGGCTGATTCCAGGCCCCCCGTTTTGATCGCGGCTTTGTCTAGTTCGGGCACCAGGGTCGACAGAGACTTGTAGTTGCCGTCCTGGGCTTTCGCCAGGGCCTTGGTGATCGACTCGAGCGGGATCCCTTTGGCCGTAGCGGTGTCCATGGCGATGCCGAGCAGGGCCTGGGCGTCGGTCAGGCTGCCGGTTTTGCTTACGAGGGTGCCCAGCGCTGGCGACAGTTCGTTGTCGGCGATGCCGGTTTGCCGCTGCAGGGTGTCGATGTATTCCTGCGCCTTGCCGACGTCCTGCGCCAGGCCTACGGACTGGAACGACTTGGCCAGTTTCAGGTTGATTTGTTCCTGCTCTGCGGCCGCCTGAATGCCGTCGACTGCGAACTTGGCGGCCAGTGCCCCGGCAGCTGCACCGGCCGCCAGCATCGCGGGGCCAAGTACGTTTTTCATCGAGCCTGCCAGGCCACCGATCGACCCGTCGAAGCCCTTTATCCGTCGTTCGGCGTCGTCCAGGCCGTCGCGGAATTTCTTGGTGTCAGCGGCGATGAATACCTGGAGAGTTCGGCCGGCCATCAGCCGATCCCCGTCCGGTCGTTGTTGAAACGGTCACAGATCGTGTCGATCGCTTTGGCCCATTCCTGGATCGCGCCGGGGACATATGACCTGGCGAACCGCATCCAGTTGCGGCCGTTGCCGAACGCCGCCTGGGCGCCCTCGGATCCGGGCCCGCCTCGAGATAGGCCCTTGTCGCTGACATACCGCACGGTGTTTGGTGTGGCGCCGTTGCCGTACTTAGGCCGCTGCGCACCGATCGTGATCGAGGGCAGACGATCCCGCTTTGCCTTGATCGTCGTTGAGATCTTCGCGCCCCACGGTCCAGCGTTGTCGGCGGCCGCTTTCCACGCCGGCACCATGTGCTGGTCGGCGATCCGTTGCGACGCCAGCCGCAGCTCTGCACTGGCTTCTTTGGGCAGTGCGCGCAGATCCCGCAGCAGCTCGTTCAGTCCTTCGACCTCTACGTCAAAGGACTTGCTAGATCTGGCCATTGGCCTCCTTCAGCAGTCCGTAGAAGTCGGTGATGTTCATATCTCTGATGCGGTCGGGGTGGCACCGGAGCAGGACCGCGAGCCGGTATACGGCTGCGCCTACTCCGGCCAGGTAGGGTCCGGCGGTTTGCGCGAGTCCAGGACCATGAGGCACACCAGGTCCGCCCACTTCCGCACTTCCTCGAGGGTGGCCTTTTGGGTGTGCAGGGCGTAGTACGCCAGGCACATCGCTGATGTCGCCTCCGTCGGTTTTTTGTCCTCGGATACCGTCTGCTGCATGCGCTCCAGGCCCGCCACGCTGGTCAGTCGCAGCACCTGGGTGTGCCCGTCAACGCTGGCGAGTAGCTCGGGCATCATGGCGCGTCAGCGAACGTCAAGGCCCCCTCAAGCGTCGCGGAGCAAGTGGCGATGCCGTCGGCCGTGAACTCGGTAGACACACTGCTCACGGACATGTTGCCGGTCCACTTCGCGTCACCACCCACCAGGCTGATGGCATTGGCGGTGCCGGATCCCTGAGCGGTGTTCAGCGCACCAACTAAACCCGTCTCCTCGTCGTACAGGAACGACACTTCCAGCGTGCAGTTGTCGTCACTGTTTTTGTACGCCATATCAGTCAGCGTCTTGATGCGGGTCACGGCGGTTTCCCGCGTGACGGTGCCGCCAGTGACCTGCGCGGAGTACGCCACGGCGTTATAGGTGAACGTGAACTGGCTGCCGGTAATCGCGGTCGCTGGCATTGCTGTTACTCCTTCATTGACACTTGGATGGACATTTCAACGGCCAGGATGCCGCCTTGGCTGCCGATATCGACGACACGAGGCCGGCCAACATACGTCACCCTGAACGCACTGGGCAGGGCCTCCAGGACTTCCTCAGCTAGGTCCTCGGCCTGCAACTGTGCGCCCGTGTTGCTGCGGCCGTCAAGCAGCAGCAGCAGCCGATGCCGCACAACGTAGTTCAGCCTTGATCCGATGCGCTCGATGTCGAGCCACGGCTCATCGGGCATGACAACCACCATTCCGGGCTTCGGCACCGTCGGCGGTGCCTCGTAGTTGTCGATGCCAGCGGCCGTCAACGCTGATTGGACCAGCTGCCGGGCCTCGGTGGATAGCGCAGTCATCCGACCATCCCCCCAGGATCGAGATATGGCCCCAGCAGGGCCATCACGCGCCTGGTCATGGCCGACGACAGCCTGTATGGGCCTGGGGTGAAGTCGTTGGCGATTGACTCGCCACCGGCGCTGTATCTGGCCTGGAAGATTTCCGTGGCCACATGCAACGCCGCTTCCTTGGCTGGGATTGGCTCGTTGGCGTAGGACAGT